GGCTCACTAGACCGACTGCTAGTGAAGACCGAGACATGGCTGCAAAGCGTGGAACGCTTGCCCACGATCACGCGGAACGTCTACTACGAGTCACCAGAAAACTCGCCATCCAAACCGCAACAAAACGAAAAAGCCTAAAAGAGAACAAGGAGGGCCTGGAACGTTGTCCACCAGCCATCACCAGCTGGGCGTTGGATAAGGCCATTCAAAGCGCACCTAGGGTTGCCTGGAGCGCATCAGGCTATGCCCGCGGCCTACGCGGCTGGATCGAATCCAACCTTGCCGCCATTCATGCAATTGAGTTCAGTGTCCGGCATCCGCTTGGATTTGCTGGAACGGCTGACGCCCTGCTGGAGGTAAAGGACCGGAAAGGACTCTATGTCGTGGACTGGAAGACCAGCGTCCGCGAAAGAAACGAGGACATGTTACAAAACTACATAGACCAATGCGGTGCATACTCGCTGGGACTACGTGAAATGACCGGCATACAAGCAGCTGGAGCGTTAATCGTGGTGGCACGTCGTACCGGAGCGCCACAAGTACGCGAGCTATCCGCACTAGAACTGATCGGCGCTGAAACCAGGTTCAAGGACAGGGTGGAACGTTATTTCTCGGGCCTAGCGGCCCTCGAAAGCGCCATTCATCAGGAATAGCAGGAGGCTAAAAATTCGCCCTTGCCGAGATCGCCGCATTCAAGCGGCCATGGCCGGGTTTGCCATTCAAGCAGCTGGAACGTGCTTCCACATGCCGCCACAGCACAGCGTGTTGCGTGATGCACCGATGTTGACACTACGGAATACTGCGAGGTGGAACGTCCGTCTCCCATGGTGAGCAGCACAAGACGTGGGCACGCAAAAAAATGACCGGCTGACATACAAAAATGACCGGCTGGCTTTTGCATACAAGGATACCTACATGCACACGCCAGCGGCTGGAACGTGGTTTTGGCTGGAACGTGGTTCACGCCAGGGCGGTGCTGTGGTGCTGTAGTGCCGTGATGCCGTAGTGCCGTGGTTTATTGCTATTGAGAAGCATTTGCAATAAGCAATGCGAAAGTAAGGCCAGCCCATAGGTCGGGGCTGGCACGGTTTCAAGCGTGTGGCGATTGCAGCGGTGACGCTTTCTCTTGCTTTAGGCCGCGCCATGCCCTGGCTTTATCCATGGATTGAACCAGCTTGGCCATGGCTGGCACGTCCCCACTTGCGGCCGCGATGTTGAAATGGTGCTGCAACGTGGCGAGAATTGAAAGCGGTTCTAGGTCTTGCTCGGATTCTGCTGGTCCGTCATCGCTTGTATCAATTGTCTGCTGTGCTTGACGGATAGCTTCATAGGAGACGGATCGGCTGATATGGAATCGGACTGATGCCATGGTTGCCGCGCTGCTGTGATTAATGCCAGACTCCAGCCATCCACGAATTACGGATTGGCGCTGTTCTATTTCGGCGTGAGTTGCCATGGTGCGGCGATTGACTACGAAAGCACAATAACAGGAATTTCAGGAATTGCCAGACGATTGGCGAATGTTGGTACGTTTTGGTTTTGGGGGTTGCGTTTCCTTCTATTGTGTGAGACGATTAGCGGGAACCACACCAAGGTCACCCATGCCTAACCCCATTGAAGCTGTTAAAGCAGACCCTACATATTGGGACTGCCCCGAGCTTGACACTGACTTACATATCCTGAACAGCCTGGGAGAGCCCTTAGCTTTACCCGCGCATATTGACGCCAGCGATTGGGTTAGTGAGCAGGAGCCCGCGTTGCTGCGCTGGTTTGCACGTGAAACCAATCAGCAGTATCGCGCTGAGTTACGAGATAACACCTACAACTCCGAGAATGATTTCTCGGCAAACTTTGTGTTCACGATCTACGCGCCTGAAGACTGCTCCGATTGGTGCTGGGAGAACGATATTTTTGTCACAGTGGAGAGGCACTTAGGCGGTGACGTCCGCGGCAACTATGGCCATTTCAGCGTCTTTCGTGTCGACTCAATCGCCGATTCTGGATTCTTAGATTGGGTTTGCGGTTGGTACGCTTCGCCACTGCCAGCCGATGCCGATGCTGATTACCCTGACCTTGTGAGCTGGAATGGTCGATTTTGCCAGGGTTACAGCAGTTGGCCTACTGGTGAGGTTCGGGATGCTTTAGCGAGCAAGGAACCAGCTTGGTGCGATACCCGCAAGACGTGGCTAGCACGGTTGCAGGATGTCCCGTTTCCTGTAGTGCTTACGCCTACTGCCCCGTATTACTGCTGAACTTTTAAATCCAAACTTAACATTTTTAAATTATGACCTATCACCAATTCACGAACGACACGGGCGAAACTTACGGATCGTTTGAGGTCTTCTACGATGACGCCGACACTAGCCCTTGGAGTGACGCGCCTAGGAACTTTGACCCTCACGGAGAACCTGTGCAGTCTGGCTTCTACTGGTGGTCTTGCTTTCCCGGATGCTTACCGGATGGCGATCCTAGCGGTCCGTTTGAGACTGAACAGGATGCAATCGATGACGCTAATGCCTACTAAAAATGAAACTTAACAACATCCTTTCCATCCAATTCACTGGCCAGCGTGTCAGTGCTGAACGTTCAGACGACTCGCCTACGGGCTGGTGCGTCACTGGCTGGGAGCAAGGGCTGCCAGTCTGCCGCAAGCCGATAGGTGCTGATGCCGTTGTGAAGCTCTGCGAGCGGTTTGATTACCAAGTCACAAGGCTGTGACGGTTTGAGAATTGATTGGAGCGTCAACACGTCGACAACTGCTGTTGATGTACTAGATTAGAGACCGAACGGAGAGCACCACCTAAGCCCGTTCGGTTCCGCTTCCAATGATCACCACCACCACAGCCGCTTGCCTAGTTCTGTTGATCTTGCCAATCGCGCTATTGCTTTATTTCACCGAGTCAACCCAGCAACGTCAGACACGACAAGCCAAACGCCTAAGTCGTCACTACGGGCTCAGCCAACGTCAGATTGCACAGCAGCTAGGGATCAGTCAATCCACCGTGTCGCGGCGCCTCGCGCACATTTTCTGAGATCGAGCCCCGCCATCACAATTATTAACACTTCTTTCTAAAATCATGACAAAATTTTTATCGGCACGATTCGTCACAGTTGCAGCCTTCGCTATCACTGGTGTGACCGCTGCCTGCGGTGGGGTTGCCATAGGCTCAGTCCTCGCTGAGGAGCCGCTACGCGGCGATGACGGCATAACGGTGTTAGGTTTGCTCAGTTGCGTGGCCGTGGCTGGTGGCTCGCTTATGTGCGCTGCTGGCGCCGCGATCGACGACTGAGAATCGTTCTCAAAAACCGTCACAAAATGTAACAGTTGACCCGTTCTCAATAAGGGGGGCGGGTTCGCAACAAGGGCGGCAGACATAAGGACATAGGGAACCTGCTGGTACGTGGGAAACATCTGTTACTGTAATACTAAGGGGGTATCCACCAAAAGTCAACTATCCTGTAGTACAGGCCCCAAAAAAATACGCACCAAATACTTTCTTCTGTAATACATGGCCGTTCGTACACCCCCACCGCTATCGCTACGGCACGCACAGGGTGAAGTTTTCAACAGTGACGCCCGTTTCCGCGTCTTGGTAGCGGGCCGCCGCTTCGGAAAGTCCTACCTAGCCTGCATCGAACTCTTGCGTGGAGCGATTGCCAGCCCCGGCGAAACGTTCTTTTACTGCGCCCCGACGTACCGAATGGCAAAAGACATCGCCTGGAAGGTGATGAAACGCATTGTCCCCGCAGCGTGGATCAAATCCAAGAACGAAACGGACCTCAAGCTGGAACTTGTCAACGGTTCCACGATCGAACTAAAGGGCACCGAAAACGCAATGGCACTGCGAGGCCGCAGCCTATCCGGCGTGGTCCTCGACGAAGCCGCATTTATGGACGCCGAGGTCTGGTTCGAGGTGATCCGCCCCGCACTAGCGGACAAACAGGGCTGGGCCTTATTCATTTCCACGCCCGATGGAACGGCCAGCTGGTTCTACGAGCTATGGCAGTACTGCATCACGGGCGACACCAACTGGAAACGTTGGAGCTTCACTACGATTGAAGGCGGCAACGTCCCACCGGAAGAAATCGAAGCTGCACGAGGCCAACTCGACCCACGAACTTTCCGCCAAGAGTTCGAGGCCAGCTTTGAAAACCTATCCGGTCTCGTTGCCGTCTCATTCGGCGACGCAAACATCACCACAGACGCGAAGGACATCCCAATCCTCCCGCTACTACTAGGCGTCGACTTCAACGTGGACCCAATGACGGGCATCTGCGCAGTAAAAACCGACGACATCCTCTACGTTTTCGACGAAATCCACCTAACGGGCGGCGCGACCACCTGGGACTTCACGGAAGAAGTAATCCGCCGTTACGGCCTGGAACGCCGAATCATGGCCTGCCCGGACCCCACAGGCGGCGCCCGCAAAACCCAAGGCGTAGGCGTCACAGACCACAACATCCTACGAAAATCCGGCTTCACGGTCTGCTCACCACGCAGCCCATGGAAAATCCGCGACAAAATCACCGCCGTCAACACCGCCCTACTAGACGCAACCAACACGCGCCGCTGTTTTATCCACCCGCGCTGCAAGGAACTAATCAAATCATTCCGCAGCCTGACCTATGCCCCTGGAACGGGCCTACCGAACAAAAATTTAGGCGTAGACCACGCATTTGACGCCTTCGGCTATCTATGCCTACAACAATTCAACCTGGCAAAAGCAGGCGTAATGGGCAAAACTTCATATAGGTTGTATTGAGCTACACAAACCAATGGTTAATTACGAGGGCCCACAAAAGCGCAGTCGTGGTGATAAACGCGCCCAAGAATACATCGAGGCCCGACAACGCCGCATGTACCGCCACCAACTGGACGGCCATAGCGTGCGCCAAATCGTATATGAGCACAGTGCCCGCGAAGGAATCAGCATCCCAACTGCCTGGCGCGACTGGGACCAAGTAAAAAGCTGGACCGAAGCGGACTGGATCCGCGACCGCGAAGCCATGCTGGGCCGCATCCAAACCATGCGTCTCCGCGTCGTCCACGCCGCCATGAAAAAAGGCCACTACCAAGTCGCCGCGCAAGTTTTGGATTCCCTGGGACGTGTCCTGGGCGAAAACACCCCCGAACAAGTATCCATCCAAGTGCCATCACTAAGTATCCAAGTGGAACCGCAAGTAGTCACCGCGCAACTACCACAAAGCGACGTAATCGAAGCCGAAATAACACCACAAAAAGAAGTAGATAAAGTTGAAACCAGCGAAGTAGAATAAGACCAAGCGCGATGTATTCCATGGCAAAACGCGGTCTCTACGCCAATATCCACGCCAAACGTAAGCGGATCAAGGCTGGCGCGGACGAAAGTATGCGCAAACCGGGCTCAAAAGGCGCTCCAACCACTGGAGCATTCAAAAAAGCAGCCAAAACGGCCAAAAAACGC